GTCGGTGGTGGCGCGTCTGGTTCTAGTCGAGGTGGCCGTATTGCAAATAACCCGTTTAGTCATGAACACTGGAATATGACTGAGCAAGGGAAGCTTTTACGAGAAGATCCTTCAAGAGCTAAGTCACTTGCAGAAGCTGCCGGTACAACTATTGGGGGACCTAAACCAACTGGTAAAAAATAATCTGTTGACATTTTTTTAAATTTGATTTATATTTACACTAAGACATGCGTCTAATCTTTTAACAGCTTGTACATGGGTATTAGCTTATTATTAACATTTATTAGGATAATATCCATGGCAGAAGTTACTTTAGCGGACTTAATTGTTCCCGAAATTTTTACACCATACGCGCAAACTATGACAATGCAAAAATCTGCATTGATCAGATCTGGTGCGGTTGTTATGGATCTTGAACTATCTGGCTTTTTGGCCGGTCCCGGGGCAACCTTTAACAAACCTTTCTACAATGACTTAGCAGACGATGCTGAGAATATTTCAAACGACAACTCTGCACAGCATTCAACGCCAAGCGGCATTGACACTGGGCAAGAAATTCAGGTTCGCTTGTCAAGAAACAAATCTTGGTCAAGCATGGATTTAAACGGCGACTTAATCGGTAACGATCCGATGAACGCTATTGCAAATCGCGTATCTGATTATTGGGTACGGCGCTTGCAAGATTGCTATGTTGCGACAATGAAAGGTGTTTTTGCTGACAACGATGCTGCTCCTGTAGGAACAGAACACACACAATTTGACTTGACTTATGACATTTCTGGTTCGTCTTTTAGTGCCGGTTTAACGACATTCAGCGCAGAAGCCTTTATAGATACCACCGCTTTGATGGGTGATTCTATGCGTGAATTGCGTATGATTATGGTACATTCGATTGTTTACAACCGTATGGAAAAGAACGATCTTATTGACATAATTCGTGATTCGCAAAGCGGTGAAGAAATCGCAACGTTCCGCGGTCGTAGGGTTATTGTTGACGATGGTATGCCACGTTCTGGCGGTGTTTTTGAATCTTGGTTATTTGGAGAACGTGCCGTTGTTATGGGTATGGGTTCACCAAAAGTCCCAACTGAAACAGAGCGCACTCCTTCATCAGGTAATGGTGGTGGACAAGAAACATTGTTTAATCGCGTTGAATGGGCTTTACATCCTGTAGGTCATAAGTTTGCAGCGTCTTATACAACTGGCGGTCCTAGCAATGCTGCAACTTCTGGTAATTTGGCGCACGCTGCTTCTTGGCAACGTGTATTTCGTGAAAGAAAGCATATCCGCATCGCTCGATTAAAAACTCGTGAATTCTAAGTTTTTATAAGACCTTAGGTGGGGACCTTTAGGCGGCTTATATTTTAAGTCGCCTCTTTTTGAAAGAGAGAAAATATCATGAAAGGAATGCCAAGAGCGTTATCAAGAGCCAAATCAAATGGCTTGCCCGTTACATCTGTAGAAACCGTAGCACTTGTTAACCTTGCAATTTCTGTCGCAGACGGAGCTCCTGGCTTCGGTAATGTGGCAATTGCAAATTTACCTAAAGGTGATCTGGTTTTGTTAGGTGCAATGGCAGAGTTACAATTTACGTCAGCATCTGGTACAATCATCAACGCCTGGACAGGAACCTATTCTGTCGGAACAGTTGGTACTGCAAACAATCAGGTTACAGATCCTGGTGAAGCTACAATTATTCAAGCGACTACAATTTCTGCGGCTACACTTAAAGTTTCACCAGAAACTCGCGGTGTTCATGCTATCGCAAACAGTGGTCTTAGCGTTAATAATCAAGCAGGAACGACTCAGTTGTTTTTGAATCTTCTTGTAGACGATGCATCTATTTCTGGCGCGGCTGCGTTTACTGTAACCGGAAAAGTTAGATTCGCATTCGCAAATCTAGGAATTTAATATGATCGTTGTTACACTTGAACAAGCTTTAAGCAAACTAGATCACGACAATAACAATCATTGGACTCAAGATGGTTTACCTCGTGTTGATACTTTGAAAATGTTAACCGGCGATCAGACTTTAACACGCGAGATTGTGTCTGCTCAATTTCCAGACGCAAAACGGGTAACGGTAACAATAGACCCTGTTGTTATCCAGGCTCCTGTAATAACACCGCCAGTTGTTATTGTAGATACTACACCTAAAGTTAATGACTCACAAATTGAGTCTGCTTTAGATATTCTTGAACAAGAAGCTGAAAAAATTGAATCTGATAATCATAACCTCGATGATGAAATTGAGCATCTTGAACATCTCGATAAATTACATCGACAGGCTTTTGATCGTTTTAAAGAACAACAAGCGTTTGTAGACTCAATTATAGCTAGTCGTAAAAGCAATGTTACACCGGCGCAAGATGCTCAAGAAGCTATTCGACTATATTTGAACAGTCAACAACTTGTTAGGGATGAGCGAGAGCGTAAAATGACTATTTTGCGTGATAGTGGTCTTGATGTTAAAAAGTTGGCAGAAGACTTAGTTGCGCCGGTTGATCGTAAAAAATCAAAACGGAGACAGTAATGGAACGCAGACCAATTTTTCCTTTTGCATCAACAGAAACGGGTACAGAAGTTTTAAAAGTCGTACCCGTAAACTCTACAGTAGGTACACCAAGATCTCCTGGAATTTTAGTACCTGCCCTTTCTACGGTGTGCGTCCATATTTCAGGAACGGCAACTGTGGTTATCAAGTCAAATCCGTTCGACGATCCTTCCAAAGATGTTACTCTTACATCTTTAAGTGCAACTGGAAATTATGTAGTTCCCTCAGCATGTAATCTTGTTATCCATGTTACAGCAAATACAGGAACAGTTACTTGTGTAATTATTCCTAATTTTGAGATTAAATAATGGCTAACGTTGTTGAAGACGGAACTGGGCTTAATAATGCGAATGCTTACATAGATGTGGCATTCGCAGATTCTTATTTTACAGATCGTAATGATGCTGCATGGTCGGGAACGAATGTTGAAAAGGAAGCTTTTATATTAAGAGCTACTGATTACATAGAATTAGTTTTTGGTAGTAGGTTTTTAGGTGTTAAGTTTTCTGATACACAAGCCTTAAGTTTTCCTCGTTTAGCTGCTGATAATCAAACCGCCGAACCAATACCGTTAAGCCTTAAAAAAGCGTGTGCTGAGTACGCTAAAATTGCGAAGACAGCCGCTTTAATTGTTAACCCTGCCTTACCCACTGACGGCCTAGTAACGACCGAAATTAGCAAAGAGGTTGCTGGAATTAAAAAGACAGTAAAGTATGATGTTAATCAAAGTCCAATAATAAGCCGACCATATCCCACCGCCGATATTTATTTGACAAACCTTTTACGTAAAACGTCTAATCATGTTATAAGGAACTAAAATGAGTTTCTATACTGAAATGGAAGACGTTGTAGTTGAGCTTCTTACAGAATTCGGACAAATTATACCTGTTAACCACATAGCTTCTGATTTAACTTATAATCCTGCAACATCTGGCACTGAAGATCCTTCCCAAAATTTACCTTTAGGGTCAGAACAATCTTACGGTGTAATACTCGAATGGGATCCTAATAGTATGATTAGAGGCGGTACTGCCGAAGTTGCAGGAACTCTTATTGAAAAATCAGATAAGCGTTTATTGATTGCCGCAAAATCCTTGACATCTCTTAAAATTAATGATACGATTATCGCAAATGGAACTTCTTATACCGTTAAACAACCGTTGAAAGAAGTAAACCCTGCCGGTAGGCTTTTGTTGTACGATTGTAATATAAGACGATAATGTTTTCTAATGATATTGAAAAATTTAAAAACAAAGCTTTAGCTAAGGCCAATCTAGTTTCTCAAAATATCATTAGTGGTGTAGCTGACGAAGTTATTTTTAACACACCAGTAGATACAGGTCGGGCAAGAGCTAATTGGCAACTTGGGGTAGAAAAAGTTCCTACTAAGATTTTTGAAAATAGTTTCGATGCTGACGGAAACGCTACTGCTAATAAGTTAAAGTCTTTAATTCCTGAAAATGTTTTAGGTTTATCTATTTACATAGCAAATAATTTACCCTATATTCATGAATTAGAAAATGGTAAAAGTAAACAGGCTCCTGTTGGAATGGTTGCATTGACACAATTAAGATTTAAAACAATCATAAGAAATTCTAACAATGTCATTTGATAAAATACGCGCAGCTCTTGAAACTAGCATAAATGTTATTGTTCCAGCAATTGATACTGCTTGGGAAAACTTTCCCTATGAACCAAAAACAGATGTTGATTATCAAGAAGTGTTTATTAAAGCCGTTCCGTATAATCCTGTTTTAGGGACAGTTTTATCAACCCGTTACAATGGGTTAATATACATTCGTCTTTGCATGGCAAATGGCGGCATGACATTTAAAGGTACTAAGCGCATAAATGAAAGAGCGTTATTACTTTTAGATAAATTTAAAAGGGGTTCTGCTCATGTTAATTCTAATGTAGAATGTATAATTGAAGAAACACCTAATTTTAATACAGAAGGCGTTGATGGAGACAGATTTAAAGGTCTGTTTACAGCAAAATTTTTTACAAATCTAGTTTAAGGAATTAAAATGGCTAACGTAGCAAGCGCTCTAAAAACACTTATCGCGGTATCAGAAGAATCAACGTATGGCGTTAAACCAGCAGACAATGGTGACGCTTTTAAATTCGGACGTGTCTCGTTGTCACTGTCAACAGATCAAAGCGTAATCGATTCTGCTGAGATCAAATCATCTATGCAAACTTCAAATATCGACCGGGGTAAAAAAGAAGTGAAAGGTTCATTGAAAGGTGAACTAGCTCCCGGAACTTACGATAAAATTTTTGAAGCAATTCTGCGTCAACGTTTTAATAGTGGTGTTGTTACCGACATTACACTTTCTGACGTATCTGCTGCTCCTCAAGTTAATAACTTAACAACTTCTGGTGCAGATTGGGCTACTGCTGCTCAGTTAGACTTAGCTATCGGTGATACGGTTCAATTTAACGGCTTTACGGGTGCTAACGCCATTAACAACAATTTGAAATGGGTTGTTCTTGCGTTTGCGGCACAAACCATGAAATTAGGATGTACTAATGCAAATCGTGTTATGCTTGCAGATGCTGCTGGTGAGTTAGTAACCATTACTAATCTAGGTACTTTGGCAGCTCCTAAAAGTAAAGTTATTTCACGCTCAACAATTGCGGCAGTTGCAGATACAGCAATTTTCACGACTTTAGCCGGTGACTTTACAAGCGTCTTCGCGGTCGGTCAAACTGTTAAGCACATTGGTTTTACTGGCGGCAACGCATCAAACGACGATCATGCTTTCATAATCAGAAAAATAACTGCAACCGAGTTGTTTGGTTATTACGCATCTTATGATTTACCTGTGGCAGATGCCGCCGGAGAATCGGTTAACTTTTTCAAAGTAGATAACATCTCAATCGCATGGACATCTGGTAATGCTTTGCAAGTTACTGGAACTGGTCATATTACCATAACCGGCGCTTCGTTTGTTGCAGAAGGATTTAAAGTTCATGATATTGTGCAATTGCGTGGTAACACTACAACGGCAACAAATCGATTCAGAAATCTTTTGATAACAAGTTTTTCAAGTGTTTCTGGTGGAACAAATAACAGGATGAACGTTGTGATTTTAGACGACGACCGAACTACTGTTCCTTTAGTAGTTGAAGCTGGTATTTCTGGAATGGTTATTACTCGTGCCGGTAAAAAAAGTTATATTCCTCAAATGAACCATCTCGACCAATCGTTTTCAATTGAACGTTTTTACTCAGATATCCCTGCGTCAGAAGTCTTTACTGGATGTAAGTTTGGTAATGCTAAAATTTCGGCGGCAAACTCAGCAATTCCAACTATTGACATTGACATTATGGGTCAAGATCAATTGAATGATACAACCCAACAATTCACTCTGGCCAATGACGTTTCATCAGGAAGTTCTGTATCGGTTTTGTTTGGTGCGATTTTTCTTAACGGTGCAAGAAAAGCTGTAGTTACATCTTGGGACCTTTCTATTCAACCTAACTTGAACTCATTAGATAAGGCTATCGGTAGCGAAGTAGCAGTCGGAATAACTCCTGGTATTTACAAAGTCTCTGGTTCAATGACAGCATACTTCCAAGATACTGTTGATCGTGATATATTCTTGGCTAAAACAGAACATGCTCTTGTATTGGTTTTACGGGTTACAGATTCGTACAATGCAAAGTTTTTGGCTTTCCAAATGCCAAGGGTCATTTACAATAGTGCTAACACAACCGAAGAAGTAAAAGGTAATACAATAACCTTACCGTTTACTGCTTACGAAAATCCTAACGGTGATGATGCAAATTCAGCCGTTAAACTTCAATCTATGATTTCGATTCAATCATACACATAATTTGCTTTGCAAATAGCGGTCTAGAAATAGGCCGCTTTATTTAACCACATGAGGTAATCTATGCGATCTTTTAAACTTGCGATTCTTTCTTTGTTTTTATTACTCTGTTCATTTGCGGCATTAGCTGCGCCATTGAATCCTACTGTCATGCTAAATATCAACGCCGATGCCGGTACAATGACAGAAAGCATTAACAACATGAATACAATAACGGCGGGTCCGGCCAATTCAACAGTCTCCAAAATACGAAATTTATTGCTTAAAGACAATACCGTTGGAGCACAAGGTTGTTATGATCCGTTTTTATTCCCAGGTCAACCTAGTGACTGTACTTTGAGACATCATCATTCGTTTACAGGCGGACCGATGACTCCGGCGATATTTACCGATGCAGCACTCGACGGATTGCCCTCACATTGGAAAGGCGGCAAAGCTTATCATAATATTATATGGTATCCTACCCTTGTGGTAAGACAGACCGTTAACAATAAGCAAGAAGTTATTGGTATCGAACCAAACCAACTTATCGATTATATTGTTAACCCTTCTGGTCCTGCATTTGACAATGTAAAAGCTTTACCTAAACACTTTAAAACCATTATCGGTAATGCTAATCCTGCAACTGCCAGTCTGACAGACGATTTTCATGGTGGCGGTGATCCGTTAAAAAGTCGAGTTGTTTTTTACTGTGAGCCTGTTTCTGTAGCTAAGGGCGGAAGTGGCTTAACAACTGGTTATGGAAAAAGTGTTGCGATCTCGTCAACAAAATGTATTCCTGGTGACAACTTGGTTATGACCTTTACATACCCATCATGCTTCCGTACAAATGCACCTTTGAATCAAGTTTCTTTAAACAATGCTGATTTTGTATATCCTGTAAATAAACTTTGCCCTGCAGGATTTGATGTTGTTCCACAATACATAACAATTTATCAGTTCCCTGTTCCTAAAAATACCGGCCTTGCAAATCTTGAAGATACCTCTAAATGGCAATGTACATCAGACGGTGATGGTGTTATTTTGCCAGGAGAAGGTTGTAAAACTGCCCATCAAGACTTGTGGTGGAACATTAAACCAGAAGTCCAAAACAAAATTGTCAGCTTTTGCCTTAACGAACATCGTGATTGCAAAATCGGAATTATAGGAGACAATATTGTCAACGGAACGACATACGGAGTAAAATTAGCCGATTATTAATCTGCTTTTAAAACTGTAAAACATTAATAACATTAATAACA